CAACAGGTATGTCTAAAGCTGCACAAGGTTTAAATGATACACTTTATGTATCAGGAAATAGTGAAGCAAAAATGAGTGCGGTACAAAGTGCAGCACAAAAGCGTATACAACATATTGCAAGAAGATTTGCTGAGACAGGTTTTAAAACTTTAATAGCTGGCTTGTATGAAACCATGCATAAAAATATGAAAGGAAAAATGCCTTACAATTTACAAGGTGTATATGGTACTGTAAATATTGATATGCTACCATCAAAAATGGATGTTGAAATACAGTTAGATATTGGTGAAAATTCAAACGCTACTATGATTAATAAGCTACAACAAGTAGGAAAAGAAATACTTCCTTCTTTAAATCAGCAAGGTGCTGGCCTTATTATTAAGACTGACGCTCCAGCTGTATTAGCTACTAAACTAATAGAAGCAATGAATTTAGATAGTAATGATTTCTTAGAAGATTATACAACAGATGAGTTTAAACAAAAAGCTGCACAAGCTATTGAAAAACAATCTAAAGATAAAATGACAGAAATGGAAGCTGCTAAACAAAAGCTAATGTCTGATCTTGAATTAAGCAAAGCAAATATTAACTACACTAACGCTCAAAGTAAAAATACTATGGATGATAACTCTAAGCAATTAGCAGTGTCTATAGATAAACACTTTCAAGAATGGGCAGACCTAGCCATCAAGGCTACTAAAGAAGGAGCAGAGTTACCGCCTCATCCTAATTATTCAGATATAATTATGATGGCAAGAGAACTATTAAACCCTAGCCCAGCTCCACAAGAGCAAGGGCAGCCAATGATGGAACAACCACAGGAGGTTATTTAAATGGCACATTCAACTATATCAGCACTAGGTGTTGGTGCAACGCAAGCTGGTACTGCAGTAACAACTGCGGCTAATACTAAGCAAGTTATATTTGCTAATGAAACAAATTCAGATATAACATTAGATTTAAAAACAGATGGTGCAATAAATGCAGCTGATACAGGTATTCTTGTTAAAGCTAATTCATTTTTAACATATGATCATATAGGCGCACATGGCGCTTGTGTTATGGAAAATGTAAAGTCAGGACATGGAACTGCAGCTATAGCAGGACAAGAACATTCTAACTATGAAGCTACTGGATTAGCAAATAGAAAAGACAGAATCTACATAATGCATAGAGTGTAGATATGGAAAAATACCGACAGACAGCTGAGACGAAGCTGGGTAATAATAAATCTTATGGTAATCATAAAATTCATCCTGAAGAATTAGCGCGAAGGGCTCATGTTAAGGGTCACTTCGCTTCTAAGGAAAGATCAGAATTTTTTGATGAAGTATATGGAGAAGTCTTAATTGATTTCTTTCTTGAGTGGTTAAAGACAGAACCACATGAAACTAAATCTCGTGAGTTCCTCTACTCTTCAGCAATGGCACTAGGTAGTGTTAAAGCGAAAATGATAAACTTCGAGATGTATGGTAAAAACATACCACACTTACAGGAGGACAATAATGAGGGAAATTGATTATAACGCCTTATTAACTAATTTAAACGAAATGATAAATACATTAGAGTATGACTCAATGAGAAGTGCAGGAAAAGCTAAATTAAATTCGCTATCTATTGCAAGCTTATATACTTTAAAAGATAAATATGAAAAAACAATACAACAGAATTCTAAAGCTACACCAAAAAAGGAGGTACGCATAGATGGATAATACCGAAGCAACCGCAGGCTCTACCCTAACGGATGACACTGTAGCAGAGGTTGGTCGAACAGAAGAACAATTGCTGGCTGATATTGTACGAAATTCCGATTTCGTAGAACCTCTACCCGAAGAGCAAGTACCTGAGTTAGACCCGGAAGAAGCAGTAACAAAAGACCCAGAAGTTACTGAAGAATCCGTAATTGAAGAAGTTGAAGAAGAAGATAAAACAGAAGAAGAAGAAGTTACAGATGAGGATGATGCGTCTACCCAAGAAGCTGAAATTTATTCTTTAGATGATTTAAACTTAGATGCTAAAGTTGCTATTAAAATTGATGGTGAAGATTCCGAAGTATCTTTTAATGATCTTATTAAAGGTTATTCTACTGAACAACATCTTTCAAAAAAGGGTCGAGAACTTGGAGAAGCACGCAAGGGCATGGACGAAGAATATCAAACTAAAGTAGATGAGATAAATAAATTATCTCAAGCATCTATTTCTGTATTGTATTCGGCAGAACAAGCCCACTCAAAAGCTTATCATGAACTTGAAGGCGAAATCGAACAAGCTAGAAAAGATAATGATAGCTATACTATTGGCGAACTTAAAGATAAACGTGAAGTAATTCAAAAAGATTATTGGACTGCACGAAAACAGAGAGAGGAATTAATTCAATCAATTGATACTCAAACTAAAGCGCAAACTGAAAAAGTATGGACAGAACAGTTAAAACATTTTAATGAAACTATTCCTACATTAATTCCAGGCTTTAATGAAACTGTTGCAAAAGATATTCGAGCATTTGCTATTACAGAAGGTATACCTGCAGAAGTATTAGATACAATTGCAGATCCTGTTATTGTTAAATTTGTTGATGATTATAGAAAGCTTAAACAAGGAATTACTAAAGGTACAGTTAAAAGAAAAGCTAACATCACAAACAAGGCTCCCTTACGTAAAGCTAAAACTGCAAATAAAAAAGCAGATGATAAAGCTACAGCGTTAAGAAAAAAGACTTTAAGTGGTAAAGCTAGTGATACTGAACAAATGGATTTCCTTAGAGGTTATGCAGAACGCTCCTTAAATTTATAATATAAATACCTCGGAGGGTAAAAATTATGGCTAGTAATCTAGGTGTAAGAGGCACTGGCGGTCCAGCAGGACCAGCGAGAGCAACGAATAAAGATGTTTCTGAAAGGGAAGATCTTGCTAATTTTATTACGATGATCACAAGGGATGAGACTCCTTTTATGTCATCTATTGGAAAAGCAAAAGCAACTGCTATTTATCACGAATGGCAAACAGACCAGTTAGAAGTTCCTGGATCTTCACTCATTGCTGAAGGTACAGATTGGATTGCTCCAACTGCTAACGGTGCTGGTGGTACAGGTGCAAACCCTGCACTTGGCGCAAAGTTTGCTGTATCTGGTCCAAATAGAACCAGACTAGGAAACTATACACAGATCAATGGTAAAACTATTGCTGTGTCAGGAACTAGACGTGCAGTCGATCAGGCTGGTGTTGCAGATGAATATGCATATCAGTTAAAGAAAAGAGGTACAGAGTTAAGAAGAGATGTTGAGCATGATATGATTCATTCTTTTAATACTTCTGCTGCTGTTGCATCTCAAGGTAATACTGCAAGATCTGCTGGTGGATACCAGGCTTTTATAAATAGTACTGCAACTGTTAATTACTTAGGTGGTTGGCAAGCCCCAGCAGTGCAAGGTGATGGTACTGGAATACTTAAATCAGCTGCAGCTGCTGCTGGTCAACCTGCAAAAGGTTCACTATCACTTACTGAAATTGATTCTGTTATGCAGAAGATTTATGAAGAAGGTGGTAAGGCTACTAAGATAATGCTTTCACCAAAGTTAAGAAGAGATTTCTCAGACTTAATGATTAGTGATACTGGTGTTGTAAGAAACATTGATGAAGGTGGAAAGCTAAGGCAATCAGTAGATGTTTATATGTCAGACTTTGGTGATATTATGGTTGTACCAAACTATATCATGGGTCTAACTAATGCTGTTCAGTTTACTCAAACTAACGGTACTACTAACCTAGGCGCAACAACTGATGTTGCAAACTTCTCAGCACTTATCTATGATCCAATGTGGTTTGCTATGGCATCACTAAGACCGATGCAGGAAGTTGACGTAGGTCAGCAAGGTGATTCCACTAAAGGAATGATGATTGAAGAAGCGACTTTAGAAGTACGTAACCCAACTGGTTGTGGTGCTATTTACGGTTTAGCTTAAAGGTTAATTAATTATAAGGGAAAGTCAAACAGGCACATGCCACGGCTTTCCCTTATATTTTTAGGAGATAAGTATGCCAATTAAAATAGTAGCAAAGAAAAAAAATACAAAGAAATCAGGTGTAAATGGTGCAGCTAAGACTAAAGACATGCAAGCTATCAAAGCTAAGAAAGATTTAAAATATAAACAAAATCATTCTTTTGGTGAACACTATAATAAAGAATTTCAAAAAACATTTAATAATCCACTACCAGCAAAAGTAACTAAAAATCCTACATCTAATAAAATAGCAGCAGTAGTTGGCAAAGCGCTTTCACCAACTATAGCTATGAAAGCAGCACTTAATAATAAAAACAATAAGCAGTATAAAACTAATAGATCTAATAAAACTGAAACATTAGGTAATACTAAAAACCCATTTAAGAAAGTTGAAAAAAATTACGAAAGCAGACCAGGCTATAAATCAGCAGGCGGTAAAATGTCTAAGTATTATAGTAAAGGTGGAACAGTTTTTACAGGGAGATAAGTATGCCAAAAGTTGGAGATAAAGAATTTAAGTATAACAAGTTCGGAATGGAAGCAGCTAAAAAGTATGCAGAAAAAACCGGTAAAGATATACAATATAAAGCAATGGGTGGTAATGTCGCTAGCTACTATAATAAAGGTGGTAGAGTTTCAGGATGTGGACCAGCAATGAATAATAAGAAATAAATAATACTAGGAGGTATTA